GAACTTCTAGTCCGAAATCCAGCAACTCCTTTAGACCAATCTTTATCCCAATCTGGGTTTTCCTCTCTCCACTTTTCATAATCCTCTACGAGCATATGAATTTCTTTTTGCTCACCAGTTTTTAGATTTTTTACAGGATATAAAGGCATAATAAGAAACTAGGTATTTTATTTAGACCCATCCAAGGGCTTCGGAAACCGAAGGAAATTGTTCGGTAAAGATAGATCTTGCCTTTTCCACAACATCCATATGCTCTCTCTGTGTGCCATGTGCAGATCTCAAATTAATGTAGTGAATCCAAGAACGGCACGAACCAGTCATATACAGACGGGTTGGAGTGGCAAGTGGAAGCACAAATCTAGCACATTCCTTTGCAACTCCGCTTTCTAACAGAGAATTATAAAGATTCATAGAATCCTCAAAGTGTCTTGCAATTAGTGCCTGATACTCCTCTTTTTTCTCCTGTGGAATATCATCGTTACTATTCTGACGATTCTTCAAGTCCTGACTACGGAGATCTGGTACAGGAATCTCAGTATCTAAGAGTTTTGTATCAGCATATCTCTGAGAAAACTCCTGAAACGTGAAACTCCTATGCCTCAGAATTTGGGCCGCTAATCCCCTCGTAGTCTCGATTTCAAGAGTCATAGAGGATTGTTCAAATACACTCCAATGGTTATGTTTAATACAATACTTTAATAACCCCGAATAATTCTCATTTTGCTGATTGGAAGGATTTGATACCCTAGCGATATATGCCATCATCTTCTCAGCATCGGGAGTGATACTTACAAATTTAACGTCCATTAATTTCCTCTCTAACTATTCGCAACTGTGCTTTCATATCTTCAAGTTGTTGCTCTGTATGAAGATGTTCTTGTCCAATCCAATACTCTAATGTTTGAATTAGCTTTGTTGCTCTACTAGTCATTAATAATATTATTTGAATATATTATAGCATAAAAAAAGAAGGGGTTCAACCCCTTCCTCTTTTCTTTTTAGCTATTCCTATCAAACAGTAGTAAGAACACGTTTGTGTCCTTCAGCATCAACAAGGAATTTTACACCACGGTAAGATTCTTCATGTTCTACTGGTTTTGCCTGTCTGTTAGGACGATGCTCAGTGTCGTATATGACACCACGATAAGTGACTTTTGCCATTGGGTTTCTCCAAAGTAGTAGGGGTTTTAATCCGTTCCTTTAGTCAACTTCTGCGTCCCATTCACATTCTTCACTAGAATCTTTGATCATTTGCACAATCTCAGATCTATGGTCAAAAGATGGTTTTATCTTTTCGATAATACCATTCGCTTGTTCACAAGTCAAAAGACCTGTAAATGCGGTTGATGTAACAGCAGCGATTAAAATGTTCATGAGATGAACGATCCGTTCCGAGTCGGCTTACTTGCGACCTGAATGTATCAGGTTGAACGATTGTGTTAATACTAACACATGTATAGTATATATGCAAGTAGGGTTACAAAATTGTTACAAATCCTCACAGACGAAAAAAATGTCGGAGTTTTTTTTGCGATATATTTGAAACTACTTTCGCTTTTTCTTTTTGGTTGGTGATGAATAACCCCACAGGTTAGGTTTTACTGTACCTTTACCATAACCAATAGACTTTATACCACCCTTAAACTTATCCCAATACATATCAAAGATAGTTACCTTTGTACCCCTTGTTAAATCATAACGAACCTGATCATCATGTACGTACTTGATAATATATGCATCACTAGGTGCATTTGTTGTAGAAACATCTTCAAGAGATCCATCCTCTATAATAATTTCAGAACCATACTTTTCTTTCAAAGTATCTCTTTCTTCTTTTGTCCATATAACTTTTTTCTTTTCAGGTTTCTTTTCAGGTTTCTTTAACTCTGGTGTAGAAGTCATTGTTTATCTCTCCATACAATATCAGGATATGCTTCTTCTACAATCTCTCTGGTAATCTTATACTTATCAGAAAGTTTCTTATCCTTTACAAGAACAATAATTTCTGCTTCTAATGGATGAAGTCCTTGAAGAATATTAATAAACATAGATTCCCTACGCATATTATTCATACCATCATTACCACCTTTTACGAAGTGGTAAAAATTCTTACATTCTCTTCTTATAGTTGTTCTACCTTGAGTATCAGAAACACCCATAGAAAATGAACCAGTCTCATGCATAGCACGAATATCTTCTTTCATTTTAGTTGAAAGAGTTCCACTATAAGTATTTTGTTCATCATATGATTGATAAGGAACATCACCATCTGGAAGAACAGATTGAATTACTGTATCAAAGTTCCATAAAAATAATGTTCTAAGATGAAACTCATCATACTTCCTTAATACTTGAACCTTCTTTGCTTTTGTTTTTTGTTTTGATACAAGATCCAATACCTCAAATACAAAAGGTTTTTTAGGAAGATCTGGAATTGGAGCAGCTGCTTTTACTACTCTTGGTTTCCTAGTCGTTGTCTTCTTCTTCGCTGTTGTCATAATTGTTTTCAAATCTGAATGCTACAATTTCATCGGGAACTAAGTTACCTAGTTCATCAAACATTTCTGGATGTGGGCGTGGTATTTCTCGATAGTTCATCATGTAGTCTCTTGCTACCCATCCTATCAATCCTCCAACAAAAAAGAATAATAAAGATATTGGTAATACTAAAACTAAAATTGTGTCGAGAGTCATACTTCTATTTCCTATGGTAATGGTTTTACTGGTTGGTTTTTTATTACCTCCGTTTAGTATGAACTCAACCCCACGATTGATATGTTCTTTGGTTTTATTTATAGACTTCTCTTCAGTATACATTACGATATTCTATTTGTCAATTAAACAATACTCTTCTCTTGCAAGTACCTAACAGTATCAGTACATCCACCAAGATTATCTCCATTTAAAACCACTTGAGGGAATGTAGAACCTTCACCAAACTGTCCATAGAAACCATCTTTAGTAAAATGTTCGTCAAGTTTATAGACAACATGACTTAATTTTGCTAACTTCATTACCTCTTGAATTTTTTCGCAGTATGGGCAACCGTCTTTACTATAAATGGTAAAATTCTGCATTGTTTAACTTAAAAAAATTATTTAGAAGTGTAGTATATCATACATTAATCAAAGAAGAAAATTTGAAATAGTCTAGAGTCTTCTTTGTTGGTTCCAAAATATTGTGACGCTGCATGTATATGTTGTGCATCAAAAATGAATAGTCTATTGAATACATTACCTATAGAATCTACCAACTCAAACTTAGTTCCATCATAGAATCCACCATCAAAAGCACCTTCATAATTTGAATCAGTTGTTCTCATAGCACCATCCTTAGTAGCATAAAGAGATGTTCCACAACTATATGCTGGATTGGGATGTAGATATATCATTGCTGCCCATGTCTGCCCATCATTATGATACACAATAGGATCTTCAGGGACACAATACTGGAACCTACCATTCATACCATGAGATTCCCATTCACGTATCTTGATACCCATAATACGTTCAAATGCTTCCTTCGTTCCTGGAACATAGAACTGTTCTTCAGTCCGTCTTCCTTTATAGTATCGTAAGTCTTCTTTAAAGTCTTGCTTTAATGCAAAGTCTCTAACAGCATAAGGATCTGTATAAAAATTATCAACTACCCATACTGTTTTTTGTGCTCGTTGATTTACTGATGTAACTGGAATAAATTTCATGTGTTTTCGCAAGCAATCTGATGAAGATATTTACCATAGGTTCCTGAGTCTGGATAGAAATTATTATTAATTAAAAAATAATATTCAGGAAATGGCAACTTTCTATTCTCATCTACCAATTTTTTAGTCTGTTCTTTCATAGAAATATAATCACCCATCTTCATAAAGCATTCAGCAAGACAAACAATATGTTCATTCCTCACAGGACAAAAATCCTCTGCTCGAATACAACAATCCATTGCCTTCTCATACTCACCAAGATGTTTATGAATATCACCCATAGCATAGAAACTAAAGTATGCCATCTCATTTATCCCCCTAGCATATCCTAGTTCTCTATAGTTTTGAGTGTGATTTATATACTCTTCATAATAAAAGAGTGCTCGTCTAGCATACTCTTTTGAATGATTCTCAAGTGGATAAATGTCTGACTTATAACAATCATCATAACTCTTTGCCACATAAAAGAAGTGATATGTATCTTCCAATAAATCACCCTCACGTATATGTTTCTCCTCTAACTTCAATGCATCAGAAAGATACTTAGTAGGAACAGTATAACTTTCACCATCATTCGTTCCAACCTGCCTCATACCATTTAATAAATTATATCTTTCAAAATCTTCACCAACTCCTGGTAAATCACATACAATACATTCATGTGCTAAGTCATGCTTAAAATGCCAAGGAAGTTTTGCATTCCACATCCACGCACGATAGTAAACACAACCAGGATTAACTGCTGTTATATGAAAACTTTGATGAGAAGTATCATTAATAGGTGTCCAATCAAAATCATCATCTACTTCTAAGTACTCATCACAATCCATCTTAAGTATCCAATCACACCCATGCTCAGTCTTAAGACATGTCTGTAGTAAATGATCTCTATTCCATCCAAAACTTACCCAACCTTCTTCTACTTCATAAACGAATCCAGGTATATCCTTATCCTTAAAAAATTCTCTTACAATATCAGCAGTACCATCAGTAGAACCATTGTCCTGCATGACATAATAATCAATGTACTTATAACAAGACTCAAGCATCCTCTCCATAACCGATGCTTCATTCTTAAACATCGTTATCATTGCTATCTTTACTTGCTTGTCCATGTCACTCTCTCTTTAATAAATTCCAAAACTTCTGAATTGTTTTCTTGTTCTTTTGTAGGAGCATACAATGCTCTCTTTCTTTGGTTAGCATCTTCTGGAATATCTGTCATATAATAGACAGCAATGCTCTTTCTATATACTCCTTCGGGACAGGTTATTGGTTGTGGTAATCCGTGCCAAGAGTTCTGTGTTGTATCAAAGAGTATAGCACGATTAAAGATATTGTCAACGACAACCTCTCTATTTAAAGGTAAGTTATTTTCCTCATCATGTGACCACAATTCCAATCCACCACCCCATGAAGTATCCCAATCCTCTGTAAGATATACAATTAGATTTAGCTTACGTTGGAGATTTAATTTAGGATTAATATTATAATCAAGATGTATGTTTAATTTACCACCACGAGAATGCATATGCCATCCTCCACCATGCAATCCTACATCAGGATACAGAGTTTGAATACCAGTAATCTCACGAATAGATTCTAAAAACTCAGTAGAATTTAAATGTGCAAATATCTGATAAGTAAAAGGTGGAAACTCATACCAATGATTCTTTGCTTTCTTATTTTCTAATGGATTATTATACCAATGCCAGTTAGGTTCGTTATAATCTGGGAACTCCTTAGAGAGTTGCCTTGCCATTTCAACTGGAAAAAAATCATCAAGCACCCAATGATCATATGGAATCATATTCCAAGTTCTCCTGGAAATCTTTCTCCATCTTCATCTTTAATTGCTATCAACCATGCAGTTACAACTGGAATCTGTGGTGCCATCTCCCATGTCTCTAATCTATATGTCTGGAATCTAATATCATTATTACGAATGAATACTGCCTTGTCACGATTAGTATAGTACCAGAAACTATGCTCATTCCAGAAACTAACATGAGTTGGATCCTGCCATGCTCCTCTACCATCAGTAGAAGGAACTTCAATCATTGCCCATCCACCATGAGCT